ACTGACTTGTTGTAGGCGTCAGAAATCCCGTAGAAAGTCGCGTTTCCTGAAAACACTCCTGGCAAAAGACCGAAATTTGCCATACCATCAACACTATCCCACAAAGAGGCTGTCTCGACAGAAGAACCAGGAAAATTTTCGGACCCAACTATGACAGGCAAATGGGATGTTATCGCAAAAGCCTCGCCTGCACTGCCGAAAGTAAAACCGGGAGGAGAAATATCTGTAGTGCCATATCCTGGTCCGGCCCAGTAACACGGCATCTGAACGTCTGACAAATACCCCGTTGCAGGAGTGATCCAAGCACTATCCGCGTTTGGAGGAACACCGACAGAACTGGGGCCTGTTACGCATTCATAAGTTATCCCTAAGTAGAGCACGATAGAGCCAGAAGGATAGGCTAAGAGAGCACGCCAAGATTGATCGCTGCTCGCTGATCCGACTATAGTCCCCCCATCCAAATTAGCTGCGAGTGCTTCTCCAAATGATCCACTGTCTTCTGCGCCAAGAACACCTAAATCCTGGCCATCAACATCGCCTGTGATCACCCAGCGTATCGGGCGGGTAGTGAGAGAATAGTCTGCCCTCCCGACCACTACATTCCCGTCTCGCGAGATACCAAAAGCCACAGTCCCCTTGAAAATTCCGAAGGATAAGTTTGGCACATATGGCAGTTTCTTCAGTATGCCAGCATTCCATATGACCGCGCTGTGCGCTCCAGTAGCGGTTTGGACCCCTCCAGCGCCAGAAGCATCCGCGGACCACCCGGCAATCACCAGTCCATTTGCGGAGACGCCAGTAGCCCGACTGGTGACATCCCCAGGCAACTCAGGAAGCTGGACAAGCCCGGTCTCGTCTGTGTATCGGAAAGCATGGTCGCCCATGTTACGATCCAACTGGGATAGGGATAGCTGACATGATCAAACTCACAGCACCGCGGCCAGAGCCGAGTTGGTGTCTATGCCAACCAACAAAAGTTGGTTCTTCGCCTGCATAGGCGCTGATGCGGCGATACGTGACGCCGCAGATCAATCCGCTGCGTGTTCGCATCCACACGATAGGAGTAAGCTCTTCCTGATAGGCAAGCTCTTCGACCTGGGCGGAAGTCAGATGACGGGACGTGACAGCAAGGTCAGGAGCACGATACCGACCCGTGAATACGTCAGCGATCATTTCCATGACGCGACGCTGATATTTCTGCACGAACACCAGAGCAAGCCCGGTGCGGACTGGTTCGATGTTGGCGCTCCCGTATTTTGTCACACGCTTTGCCTGGATCGAAGTGGGCGTCAACGGATCAGAGAGCGTAGAAGCCTGAACAAGCCACTCCCCTGCAAAGCTGCCTGCGATGATGCCAGTCTGGTCACTGCTCATAAAATGGATCGTGTTGTCGTCTTCGCTGCCAGCCTCCAGCGTGTAGTTGATAGCCCCGGCATCAGTAACCGTTCCATCTGACAATGTGGGAGTAAAATTGAAAGGGTCATCGGGCTGACTACTGAAGATCGTCTGAGCCAGAGACATCCACACGCGACCCTCGTGGACGCACCCGCAGTTCGGGTAGTTCCGCGGGCCAGCAATCGTGCTTGGCCCCGCGACCAGCCCAAGTCTCCAGGAGCGGATGTCGTTTGAGTAGAGCAGCGGCCCATTCTGGAGTGTGATTGTCGCTGAAGTCGTTGAGACACAACTCGCAATGATACCCCATACCCACGCTGCCGCAGTCGGATTGACCATCCAGGCAGTCGGGTCTGTATCGGGCTGCACGCCCGTGCTCGACTTCTGCGCGTTCCAGTAGAGGCCACCATAAGCAACCACGTTGCCTGCAACGTAACTTGTGCCAACCGCCCACAATGGGGGTTCTGAGAAGAGCCGGATCAACCGCCCCACATCAGCAGCGACAATACTAGCCTGAGCCGGGCCGAAGCCACCCGTGAACACTCCAGTGATCGTGCCCGATGTTCCAGTCAGCGCAATCGTCTGGTTCGTGACGGCTGGAAAATAGGGGCCATCTTGAAACGCAATGGGGCCGAAGGTGAAGGTCGCGAACCTTGCTAACGAGGCTGTGACATTAGTGATCTGGAGAACCTGGGTCGGATAACCTTGATTGAAGATGATCGCAAACTGATTGAACTGAGCGATACGGTTCGTATACCAAATCCCTGTTGCGGTGTAGGGAGTAGCGAAATCCACGATGCGCGCTGCCGTCGCCGCAGTCGTGCCATCCCACACGTTCCCATCCACTGCCCCATCAAGACCAGAGCCATCAACCGGGTCGGCCAACGTGAAGGTTGTGGTCGTCACTTTGGTTACAGTGAACTGCCGATTGACCAACCCCGCGAGAGCCGGGGCAGTGCCAGCCCCAGTCACGAGTATCTCGATTTGGTCTCCAGTGCTCCAGGACTGCGCGGTGCCCATAGTCAGCAATGCAGGGTTCGCGGTCGATATGCTGGTGATCACCCCGACCGGGGTTTCGAGCACAAGATCATCGCCGTTGAAAATGCGAAGGTGCCCATCAGTGAACTCCAGATCGAAAGGGAGGGTTTCGTTGTAAGCAAAAGCCAGGAGCTTTCCCTCTGTTCCATTTCGCGTAGTGGCTTTGAACTTAGTTCCGGTGCGGCGCAACCATGCCCCCTCCTCAATAGGATACCCATTGAGGCAGACATTCATCGCTGTCTTGTAGCGGGGATGATCGGTGCGGCCCTGGTAATAGGGAGACCATTCACCACCAAGGAATGAGGTTTGGCTATAGGAGGCGTCGGGCATCGTGTCCCCCTATATTCTTGCGGTTATGTAATCATCCTCGGGCGGTTCTGTCGGCCCGGTCTCAATACCATTGACCGTTCGGGCCTCGCCCATGATGCGACCATAATCCTTGGCAATGGCCCCGAACTTGGACACAGATTGTGTTGTGCGCTCAACACATGCCAGAGCAAGACTGCACCCAAGACCCTCACAGAACATATCATCCATCAAAGTCACATCCTCCACATCCGCGACAAACCGAAACACGATAGGCTGGCTCTGGCGTGACGTGAAGTAGTTGCCCTCAAAGGTCCAGTCGTCATACATGCGCCCGCTAGGGGCACCCAGAAAGGATGTAGAACCAGCCTTGGGGTCTTGTGGGGCTTCCCGCAGGTAGCCGTTGGGAAGCTGGTAGACGTTGCGCGTTGCCGTCTGGCTACTGGGGCCAGAGCCAATCGGGTAGAGCAGCGAGAACGGAGACAGGGTGCCGGAGACAGCAAGCCAGTTGGTAGTCGGCGGTGTATCCGTGTTGGAGGAGATCAAGGAAATGTATGCGGTGGTTGTGACACTCGCCAGATCGCCAGCGTAGTATACCGTCCCAACACTGAACGGCTCGACGAGGAGGGTGCCGAAGTAGACTTGCCATCCAGTAGTGCCCGGCGTGTTGGCGAGATTGGTTCCGATTGTAGAAGACCAGATGGTGTCACCATAGGAGACAATGGCTCCTGCGGCGTAGGTGGTGCCCACATCCCATGCATCAGGCACAAAACTCTGGGTGGTAGTATCGACTGGTCGCAGCACTGTCTTCCGCACCGCAAAGCGCCAGACGTTCCGCCGCATTTCTGCGCGCCGCACCTTGTCGTAAGCAAAGGCGAGTTCGGACGCCTGAACGGTATCGTCCGGTGGGATCAACGCGGTAATCCTTGGCACGCCCATATGCTGGCAGGCCCGGTTGGCGATGTCCACCGATGCCAGGAAAGAGGTCACGAGACAACCCCATCATGCACGACTGCGAGTTTGCTCATAAGGCACTCCCTCAGTTCGTTGTCACGGTGCAACTACGGCCCTGCAAGGTAGTCTTTGCCGTCAAGCCAGTTGCACTCGGCGCAGATGATGTGCCACCCGATAGATTGACCGTTTTACTACTCCAGGCAGTCGTGCCACCCGTGCCATCTAGTGCGGCGAGCGAAACGAGTATTCCATCCACAGAGCTTTGTGAGAGAGCTTGTCCGGTGATGGTCACATTTCCGTTAATTGATTTCAGAGTTGAGCCGAGTGTAAACGTCGATACAACACCCAGCCCTGTCGTGAGAGTGATAGCCCCGCCTATGGACACGATGGCGGGTAAATTGACCGTGGTAAGAGCAGCCATTGTGAAGGGGTTGAAATCGCCTCCCACAGTCGCCAGGGCTGGCATACTCAGCGTGGTGAGAGATGCCATTGTGTTGGGCTGGAAAATGTTTCCTACAGTCGTCAGCGCCGGCAGGCTGAGTGTAGTCAGAGCAGACATTGCGGCGGGGATGAAAGTGCCTCCCACAGTCGCCAATGCGGGCAGGCTGAGTGTGGTAAGAGCAGCCATTGTGCCGGGGCTGAAAGTGCCTCCCACAGTCGCCAATGCGGGCAGGCTGAGTGTGGTAATAAGATTACCCGTTGGGTTGAACGTGATATTTCCGATAGTCGTCAGCGCCGGCATACTGAGAGAAGTGGCCATAGAAAAGGCGGACGAGAAATTAACTATGTCCAGCATTTGCACATTGCCCAAGGTCAGCGTGGTCATGCTGGACTGCGTGCCACCTTCCCATACAGCAACAAGCCTTGTCCCCTGATATGCGCCACTGTCGTAAATACCACCTGTAAAAGTGGTGAACCTAAATGGGATTGTGCGCGATCCTGTAAAGACAATGCCAGGATCGAGGCTTCCGGCAGGACCAGCCGTGATGCTACCGCCCTGAAACTGATATGGCGCGCTGCTCATAGCTCACACCGGGACACGGCAAATGGAGATATAGACTGCCGTGGCTGTCGCAACAGCCAGCGTGTATTGGCCAGGGGGGAGATCGAGATACCCGTATCCATTGGACGTGAAGGCGGGCATGAGAGAGACCAGCGTCGTGCCGTCAGCCGCGAGACCTTGGAGAGTGACACTGCCACCTCCCCAAGTCGCAGAAACGAACATGGCATACTCACCACCTTCCAGCGCAAACTGAGCAGGCGTGGCAGAAAGATTGGAGAAAAGGACACTTTCACCAATGTTCATGGCATCACCTCACAACGGGACCGAGTGCGAGTTGTTGAGGTCCATCAGGAAGCGCCAGATGGTGTCCAGGTAAATCTCGATCTCGTTCTTGGTGAAGTTCTTGGTGAGGTCCACCCGCACCTCAATATCCCCAGCGCCGGGTGCAGACGTGCCCTCTGTCACCGCGACACTGGTTGAATTGTCATTGGGGATGCCGCGGACCATAGACCAAGATGCAGAAGCCATGGTAGTTCTCCTATGGGGTCAGTCCACCCTGCCCACCCTTGGCAAACTGGACCACTTGGCCGAGCGCCTTGTTGAGCAGAGTGACAGAAGTGATCTTGGCGAGGTCGATAGAGACCGTAACGTCAGCCGAAGACGAGGTGTTGACCACGTTCGCATCAGCAAGGATAGTTGTCTTGTCGGTGCCCCAGGTCGTGATGTCAGTTGCTACAGTCGTCTTGTCGGTGCTGATCGTGGCAAGATCAGTGACCACCAAAGTCTTGGCAGTGCTGATGATAGCCAGATCGGTCGCCACCAAAGTCTTGGCAGTGCTGATCGTGGCAAGGTCTGTGACAACGAGAGACTGAGCAGTCTGGATCGCCGTGATGTCTGTAGTGCTGTCGAAAGCAACCCCGGCGTGTCCCAATGCTGTGGTGATCGCACCAGAGACCGCGGTAGCATGTGTCTGGGCTGTTCCGATATTCGTGCCGACAGTAGTGGTATCCGTCTGAGCCGTAGCGACGTTCGTGCCGAGGGTAGCAATGTCTGTCTGGGCAGTGGCCACATGCGTGCCCAGAGTGGCGACATGCGTCACTGCTGTGGCCTGATGCGAACCCGTGGTGGCAATGTCCGCGAGGAGAGTGCTGGCCCCAGTGTTCACATCCACCACGCCCCCGGCATTCAGGAAGGTGAAGTCGTCAACCCCTGTCGCCGGGCGCGCAGTAGCGCGAAAAGTCGTGCGTGCCATCGTGGCTCAGTCCACATAGTCCACGCGGAGGCCCATCAGCGCCCCGGTCGTCACTGTCGCTGTGTGGCAGACTGCCACGATATCGAAGAAACCACCCGGATCGGCCGTGAGGCCAAGAGCTTGCCACAAAGGCTGGTTGCGTAGGTTCGCTGGGTAGTTGCCGCTCTCGTTCGTCTTGTCGGTGATCGCGACCGCCGAAGAGCAGTCGATATCTGAAGCGAAGAACTCCGCGCCAGTGGACGGAACAACGAGACCCTGGTTCGCCGCCGAGGTGCCATCAATTGTGCTGTCACTGTAGTAGACAGAGAGGTCCATATCGCCCTGCGACATAGCCGCGGCCTCGAAGTAGACTGCCTTGATCTTTGCGTTGGAAATAACGCGAACCAACTGATAGGTCGAGCCAGTCAGATCGAGTGAGACAGACGAAATGGAGGCATTGACAGACCGCAGATAACCAGGAGCACCTTCACCAGTAGTGTTGGGCACCATGGGGGTCGCGTCGAGGTTCGTGATCTGAGTAGACTTCAAGTGAGAGGTCTGAGACATTGATCTTCTCCTGGGAACTGAGGGTGGCCATCAAGCCGCCCCCTGTCCGTTACGGGGTGATGTCAGCGCCGGTCGTGTCGGCACAAAGAACCTGGATGACCTTACCGGGCTGGAGCCGCGATGCTCCATACGAGGTGCTGGAGTAGAGGTCATACGGCTCGCCGGACAAGTCATTGCGGATGGACACCCGATTGGTGTTGTCCTTCCACATGCCGAGATACATCCCTGACTTCACGAACACTGGGATTTGCCGGATGTTGCTCACGACCGTCAGACGTTCCGACATCACGATGTCAAAACCCATGAAGCGTGTCACCCGTCCATCCGTGAGGAGAGGACGATCATTGAACTCAGTGCTGACCACCTGAACCTGACCAAGCAGGTCCGAATGCTGCTTGGAGCCAATCACCATGCAAGGTGGGTCAAGCTCCAAATCATTGTGGTAATGTTCGAGGATGCGACGGGTCTCGATCATCTTGGCAACCGTCAGGCCATTGGAGGCAGTGCCGCCGAGGGTGTCGCTGACGGTAAAGGCGCTGGAGAAGCTGGCCCAGGTCTCGCTGGACAGGCCACCGGCATCCTGGCCAATTTGTGCCGTGCCGAAGAAGGCTGCAATGATTGCGTCATCCCAGCCACGGCCGACCGCGTTGGCAGCGTTTTCCGTATACAAGGACTTCGGATCGACGATGGTCTTCAATTCGTCAAAGCTGTCGATCAGTTGGTCGATCTCGCCGTCCTGCGGGAACACCCAACGCCGGGTGAAATCTGCATCGGTGCGGTTCTTCGGCGCGAAGCGGCCCGCGGGGGCCTTCAACTGGATGGCACCGACTTGGTTGATCGGGGAAGCCTGCTTGCCGACATGGAAGCCTTCGCGGATTTTTCCGCGGAGCTTGGACCCCATTTGCTGGAGCTTCAGTTCCAGGTTCGTGGAGAATTGGGTGGTCCAGAGCTTGTAAAGGTTTTCGGACATTTCTGTCACCTATCACTTGGGTTGCTCACGATGGTCTGTGGCCTTATCCAGTGACGGGGGCCGGAATAGTCCGGTGCCGGGCCTGTGAGAGCTTATCGGCGTTTCGAGGAGTATCCCCCGGTTGATATACCCAGGGGAGCCTTAAACCCGTGGAGGCTTCGGGTCTTTCCTCAACCTCGCAATGTAGGAACCTCCAGAGCCGATGTCAAGTGCTGTGCCGACTGATGATCGAGAGAAGTCGTTCACGCAGCATCGCCCCGGCTTCGATCACGCAGTCGTCACCCATCACAAGCGCGACGAATACCTTCTCTCCCTCGGGTAGAGCAATGGTGTAGACGTGCCCGAGAACCAAGTTCGTCTTCGGCTCCATGGAGTTGTAGTCCGCCTGGACAGCCTCACGTTGGTCAGTCGTAAGCTCGATCACCGTCTGGCTGTGGGCAGCGAAATATGCCTGCCCCTGTGCCCAACTTGCCTTGCACGCTGGCTCCTGAGCCATTGCACTGAACGAGATACCCAGGGCCAGAAGACCCACCACAACAAACTTCAACATGATACTCACTCCCTATTGGCCCCGACTTTCCTCAGTATCGTCGCCGACGATCAAGGTCAGCAGACCTTTCATTTCTCGACCCTTCGCTGCATCACCGTTCATGTAGCTCTTGGTCCATTCCTTGTCAGCCATCAGCTCAGCCTTGCGGGCGATAGCCTGATCTCGCGTCATCACACCACTCGGAGAATTGCTGCCCGTGACGAACTTGTCCTCGCCAATCTTGGTCCCGATGGTGCGAAACATTTCCATGACCTTG